CGAGTTTTACATCGCTTACGTGCTAGAAAAGAACGGCATCGAGTGCCACCATGTTGACCTACAGGGCACAGACCTTTGGTGTCAGCTAGAGAATGGTAAGATGTTTACCGTGCAGGTGAAATCGGCGACGACTCCCTTTCGCAGGAAAGATTCCCGAAATAAGGGCGGACTCGCTAGGTGGGTGTATGGATTTTGTCTCACTACCGCCAAGAAAGCGGACTTCACTATATACTTGGCACTCGACCAAGAGCGATTCATAGTAGAGACCGCAGAGCAGGTAGGAAAAAAGAAGTCTAAACAAATTACACCAAGGGCGTTTACGACCGCCAAGCAGGCGGAAGGTATCGAGTTACTTAAAGGGTTCTTCCAAGACGATGGCAACGAGGCCAAGTAGAACTACTGCACAGGCAGACAGGATGAAAATGGTGGGCCAAATGAACACAGGGTACTCCAGTGGATTATAGTTAGGGGTCAGATTAAGTGGGGTCAGGCTAAAAATGGAGCGGCATTATACTTCTTCCGCTTTGTATGTGCATTATATTAGTTATCATATATGAGCGGAAATGATACATATCTATATACTCTATACCATAAATGGTATACCTCTGTGTATACCGCTTGACTCACACCCCAACCTGTTGGTATAAAGCAGTTCCGGTTTAACAACCTGCGATTACAATATGACGATACAAGTAGAACCAGAGCTGGGAGTCCCAGTTCCTGCGAAGAAAACCCGTATGGATGCTAAAAAACGCATTGCAGCGGCAGCAGCGACAGCAGAAGAGCTGGAGCAATATGGCCTAGACCTAGAGCCAAACAAAGAAGATCAGGATATAGCGGCTAAAATAACGGTTGCGTATGCTGACGACCCCGAAAAGACCTCTAAGCAGGTCACAGAATCCCGTACCGCAGAGCTAACCCCCGCCTCTTTGGTACTCACAAACAACATTTTGAAGGAATTTGGGCAGTCTGTAGTCCAATCAGCCACTCATGTGCGCCATTTGGTCACTAACAAGTTGCTTTTGGAGACCGAGAACCCTGATGCCAAGGTAAGATTGCGTGCATTGGAGCTTCTAGGCAAGATTTCAGACGTAGGACTGTTCGCAGAGAAGACAGAAGTGACAGTTACCCACCAGACTAGCGATGAATTGAAGCAAAAACTGCGCCAAAAGCTCGAAAAACTGGTAAATCCGCCCCAAATAGCCGCCGAACCGGTTGATATAGTAGATATTAACGTTGATGCGGAGATGGGACTCGTAGATGAAGGGGAGTATGACGATGACTAAGACGTATATTCACGTGAATCAGCACAAAATACGTGCGAATCTCAAGAATGGGACGAATGAGCCGGTAATTACCGTAAAAACAGGGCGAGAGAACCAGTATTGTCGGTCTGTCACAATAGACGGGCCGTGTCAAGTGCTACAAAGTACTGATGACAAGCCGATTTTGTCGTGTGGGGCGCGTGTGGTCATCGTAACTGAGTCTGGATACACTATAAATGAGTGAAACTTTCTCGGAAGACGAGATCCAGCACATGTTGGACAACATAGACTCGTTCAGTGATGAAGAAGTTGTAGAAATACACAAATTAGTGGACGCAATTGCGGATAAAGCCGACATAAAGGCCGCATATGACGATTTAATCGCCTTTTGTCAGCATATGATGCCCGATTTTATCGTTGGTAAGCACCATAGAATACTCGCAGACATGCTAATGTCGATAGAAAGGGGCGATAAAGACCGTGTATGCGTAAATATACCCCCTAGACACGGTAAATCGCAGCTTGTATCCATCTTTTTCCCCGCATGGTACCTAGGCCGTAATCCCGATAAAAAGGTGATGATGGTGTCGCATACGACCGATTTAGCGGTAGATTTCGGTCGAAAAGTACGAAATTTGATCTCTGACCCCCAATTTAAGGCTATTTTCCCTACTGTAGCCCTCGCAAAGGACTCTAAGTCCGCTGGTAGGTGGAATACTAGCGCTGGAGGCGAATATTACGCATGTGGTGTTGGTTCGGCACTAGCGGGCCGTGGTGCCCATTTATTGCTCGTAGATGACCCACATTCGGAGCAGGACGTGATTAATGGCAACTTTATCGTGTTTGAGAAGGCATATGAGTGGTATACGTTCGGTGCTCGTACTCGATTGATGCCCGGTGGCTCTGTAGCTATCATCCAGACTAGGTGGCATATGGACGATCTGACGGGGCGTGTGGTCAAGGATATGGCTAATAACCCTAAATCTGACCAATTTGACGTTGTAGAGTTCCCCGCAATCCTAGAAATAGAGAATGATACGGGTGAAATCACTGAAAAACCCCTGTGGCCTGAGTTTTTTGGTCTTGAGGCACTAGAACGTACCAAAGCGTCGATGCCGGTGTTCCAGTGGAATGCCCAGTACCAACAACAGCCGACTGCCGAAGAAGCCGCTATAGTGAAGCGGGAATGGTGGAATATATGGGACTCTGACTCCGCTCCCATGTGTGAATACATTATAATGACACTCGATGCCGCAGCCGAAAAACACAACCGAGCTGACTTTACAGCATTAACTACGTGGGGGGTCTTCCTTAATGAGGATACTTCAGCGTATAATATTATCTTGCTAAATAGTATAAAAAAGCGTATAGAGTTCCATGAATTGAAGGAATTAGCGTTCCAAGAGTATGAAGATTGGGAACCTGACGCGTTTATTGTGGAGAAAAAGAGTTCTGGTGTGGCCTTGTACCAAGAAATGCGCCGAATGGGACTCCCAGTGTCCGAATATACCCCACACAGGGGGTCTGGAGACAAATTAGCCCGACTAAACTCTGTTTCTGACATTGTGCAGTCTGGACTATGTTGGATACCCCCTACACGGTGGGGCGAAGAAGTTATTGAAGAAATCGCTGGATTTCCGTTTATGAGCCATGATGACTTGGTGGATACTACGGTTATGGCACTAATGAGGTTCCGTCAGGGCGGATTTATCCGATTACCCTCCGATGAGCCAGAAGATGAACGATATTTTAAGTCGCGTAGACACAGCGGCTACTATTAAAGGTAAAAAGAATGGCTATCGAGAAAGGTATATACGCTGCTCCACAGGGCATTGAGGAAGAGCTAGAGGGCGAAGACATCGAGCAAGAGCTTGAGATTGAGATAGTTGATCCTGAAATGGTCACGCTTGACGATGGTTCTGTAGAAATCACTATCATCCCCGGAGACGACATGGGAGAAGGTGGGTTCGATGAGAATCTAGTTGAATCTTTAGATGAGGGAGATATCCAAGAGCTTTCTGACGACCTGTTAGGGCTTGTAGAAGCAGACCAAGATAGCCGTAAAGAGTGGGCAGATGCCTACGTAAAAGGTTTAGATGTACTAGGATTTAAGACAGAAGAGCGTACTACTCCTTGGGAAGGCGCTTGCGGCGTGACTTCTACCATATTGGCGGAAGCAGCTATCCGGTTCCAAGCAGAGACTATGAGCGAAACTTTTCCTGCTGCCGGCCCTGTTAAGGTCAAGATCCTAGGTATGGAGAATAAAGAGAAGGTAGAGGCCGCAGAACGCGTAAAAGCGGACATGAATTACGAGCTTACGGAGCGTATGGTTGAATACCGTTCTGAGCATGAAAGAATGCTATATAGCCTAGGACTCGCAGGATCGGCGTTTAAGAAGGTTTACTTCGACCCTAATATGGGACGACAGTGCGCACTATATATCCCCGCAGAAGACGTTATAGTGCCATATGGCGCATCTAACATTGAGACCGCCGAACGTGTCTGCCATATAATGCGCAAGACCAAGAACGAAATCCGCAAGCTACAAGTAAGTGGTTTTTATAAGGATGTAGAGCTAGGTGATCCTGTGTCATTCCACACGGACATCGAAGAAGCTAAAGCAGAAGACGGCGGCTTCACTCTAACAGACGACAGTCGATATACCTTATATGAGATCCATGCTGATCTAATCATTGAAGGTTCTGGCGACTCTGAAGAAGATGACATCGCTAAACCTTACGTAGTTACTATTGAGCGTGGTACAGGGCAGGTTTTATCTATCCGCCGTAACTGGGATGTAACAGATCAACTAACACTGAAGCGCCAACACTTTGTACATTACGTATATGTGCCCGGATTTGGCTTCTACGGCCTTGGACTGATCCACATCATAGGTGGTTACGCTAAAGCAGGAACGTCGATTATACGGCAATTGGTGGACTCTGGTACGCTTTCTAACCTACCGGGCGGCTTGAAGTCCCGTGGTTTGCGTATCAAAGGTGACGACTCTCCAATCGAGCCGGGTGAGTTTAAAGACGTAGATGTACCATCAGGTAGCATCCGCGACAACATTATGACTCTTCCTTATAAAGAGCCTAGCCAGACCCTATTAGCCCTACTAGATAAGATTACTAACGAAGGCCGTAGATTAGGCGCTATCGCAGATATGAACATCTCTGACATGTCAGCCAATGCCCCCGTGGGTACTACGCTGGCCCTGTTGGAGCGTACGCTGAAGCCTATGGCAGCAGTACAAGCACGAGTTCACTTCGCTATGAAGCTAGAGTTTAAGATGCTCAAAGCTATCATGGCAGAAGAAGCCCCCACTGAGTACGCCTACGAGCCTGCTAGAGGCGAAGTAACAGCGCGTGCGTCAGACTACGCTATGGTGGACGTAATCCCTGTAAGCGACCCTAACAGCTCTACAATGGCCCAACGCGTTGTACAGTATCAGGCAGCCCTACAGATGGCGGAGAAGACCCCGCAGATTTACGACCTACCACAGTTGCACCGTCAGATGCTTGAAGTTTTGGGCATCAAGAACGCGGACAAACTAGTACCTACGGATGATGACATTAACTTGACTGATCCTGTAAGCGAAAACATGAACGCCCTAACAGGTAAGCCTATTAAAGCGTTTATTGAGCAAGACCACGAAGCGCACATCGCTACGCACACTGCGTTTATGCAAGACCCAATGGTTATGCAGTCTATCGGTCAGAACCCACAGGCAAAGCAGATTATGGCGGCGTTACAGGCACATATCGCTGAGCACGTAGCGTTCAGATACCGTAAGCAGTTAGAAGACAAACTAGGCGTTACATTGCCTAAGCCGAACGAAGAGCTACCCCCAGAGATCGAACTACAGCTATCTAGACTCCAAGCTAACGCTGGCGGTCAGGTTTCGCAAGAGCATAAAGCGCAGGCCGCACAAGCCCAAGCGCAGAAGCAACAGCAAGACCCAATCATCCAGATGCAGCAGCAGGAGCTACAGATTAAGCAGGCAGAAGTACAGCGCAAGGGTCAGAAAGACCAGACCGATGCGCAAATCAAAATGCAAGAGCTGCAACTCAAGGCTCAAGCACAACAGTCCGATGCTCAGATGGATCAGGCTGAACTCCAGCTCAAGCAACAAGAGCTGCAAATCGACGCCCAGAAAGCGGGTGCAAAACTAGCCGCCGATAGGAAGATCCAAAACACCAAACTTGATTTAGAGTTAGGTAAGGTCAAGCTGGAGGCGAATAAGAAACCTAAGGAATAATTATGACTACCGTCTTTGACGTGCTAAATAAACAAATCGCGGAGCAAATATCCGCAGCAGAAGAACATCTTGGTGGAGGCGCATGTGATGACCATGCCCAATACCGAGAAGTAGTTGGCTTGATTCGAGGTCTGAAAGTCAGCTTATCTTACGTAAATGACCTTTCGCAAAACTTTATGGAGCAAGACGATGACTAGAGAAGTAGCTAATGTACCTACGCCAGTAGGATACAGGGTACTTATTGAGTTACCAGAAGTAGATGATACCTATGGGGATAGTGGGATTATTAAGTCCTCAAAAGAACAACGCCACGAGATGATCCTGTCTATTAGCGGAAAAGTGGTCGATATGGGTGAAGGTGCCTATAGCGACGAAGACCGCTTCCCGTCAGGAGCTTGGTGCAAAGTAGGTGACCATGTAGTATTCCGTGCCAATACTGGCACGCGATTTAAGATCGGTGAAAAAGAGTATCGTCTAATGAACGACGACTCGATTGAAGCCGTAGTAGATGACCCCCGTGAATTAACACGAGCAGCCTAAGGAGCAGATTATGGGTTTCCAACCAGTAGAGTACTCGTTACCGCACGAAAAAGATGAAGAGATTGAGATCGAATCTTCCAGTGCCGAAGAGTTAAAAGCAAATAAGAAAGAAGAAGAGTCTGAAATTGAGATTGAAGTAGTTGACGATACTCCCAAAAAGGATCGTAAACGTAAGGCATCCGCGCCTCCTGAAGAAGTAACTGACGACGAGCTAGAGAGTTACTCTGAAAAAGTACGTAACCGTATTAAGCACTTCAGTAAAGGCTACCATGATGAACGTCGAGCGAAAGAGACGGCCCTACGTGAGCGTGAAGAACTGGAGCGTGTAGCGCAACAGCTTGTTGATGAGAACAAAAACCTCAAAGGTACCGTTAGTAAGAACCAAGGCGTATTACTTGAGCAGGCTAAAAAACAAGCAGCTTTAGAGACTATGGCAGCTAAACGCGCATACAAGAACGCGTATGAGGCAGGAGACGCGGATAAACTGTTAGACGCGCAAGAGAAGCTAAATGCAGCGAACTTAAAGTCAGACAAAGTAAAGAATTTCAAACCAAGTGCTTTACAAGACGATGAAAATCAGGTACAACTGCCCCAAAGAACCAATAAGGATGACCGAGCCGCAGGTTGGGCAGAGGAAAACAGTTGGTTTAACCAAGACAAAGCCATGACTGGCTACGCTTTGGGAGTACACGAAGAGCTAGTAGCTGACGGTGTAAGTCCCACAAGTGATGAATACTACGAGACTATTGATGCTCGTATGCAGAAAGTGTTTCCAGATAAATTTGAAGACACTTATGAGGAAGAACCAAAATCTAGACGTAAGTCAAATGTGGTTGCACCCGCGTCGCGGAGCACGGCCCCTAAAAAGGTCACATTAACGCAAACACAAGTGGCTATCGCCAAGAAGTTGGGAGTCCCCCTAGAACTATACGCCAAAAAG